CGCACACAGGCAGATTTCTGCACCCCGTATTAGTCTCGATCCTGTTTCTGGCGATCATCCGCAAGCGACAGCAAGATGGGCTAGGCAGCGTGAAGAAAAACGCCTAAGAGAGCGTAAGCTCAACTCGTGACAAAGATACTGCATTAGCACCTTTGTTATTTTATAAATCCTACAATCACTTTGTGACAGGAGCATTATTATGGCTGCAAACTTTATTGAACAAGAAGAACTGTTTGAAGGTACTGAGCAAGAAGTAGTATCAGATGTTACAACCCAAGACGCTGCATCACAAATCGCAGCACAACCTGAAGCGGTTGACACGAAAGAACCAACGGATGAGTTGCCTGAAAAGTATCGAGGTAAGTCTGCGTTAGAAATTGCAAAGATGCACCAAGAAGCTGAAAAGCTAATCGGTCGTCAAGCAAACGAGGTTCACGAGGTACGAAGTCTAGCAGATCAGTTACTCAAACAACAACTCGACTCTAAGCAACAGTTTAAGCCGGCTGAAACAGTTCCAGAAGAAGATTTCTTTGCTGACCCAAAGCAAGCAGTCTTAAAGACAGTTGATCAGCACCCTGCAGTACTTGAAGCTAAACAAAACGCACTTGAATTTAAGAGGATGCAAACTGCACAAAAACTGCAGTCCAAACATCCCGACTTCATGGACATAGCGCAAAACGCAGACTTCCATGAATGGATCAAAGCAAGTCCAATTCGTGTTGATTTGTTTACCAAAGCCGATGCTGAATTTGACTTTAACTCGGCTGATGAACTTTTAAGCACCTACAAGGCGATTAAAGGTACTCAGTCTAACGAGAAGAAGACACAAGCAGCAGAAGCACAGGCTAAAACTCAAGATACAGCATTACGTGCTGCAGCAGTCGATACAGGCGGTAGCGGGGAAAGTACTAGAAAGATTTATCGAAGAACTGACCTTATCAAACTGAGAATGACAGACCCAGATCGTTACATGGCATTGCAAGACGAAATTCTTGCGGCGTATAACGAAGGGCGAGTTAAATAAAACTTATTAATTTAGGAGATTTATAAAATGGCAACAGCAGCATATCCCGGCGGTAGTACATCTATCGTCAACAAAACAGCAGCAGACAAGTTTATTCCAGAGATTTGGAGTGACGAAGTAGTAGCTGCGTACAAAAAGAGCCTCGTATTAGCTAACTTAGTTAACAAGATGTCTATGCGTGGCAAGAAGGGTGATACTCTTCATATTCCTAAACCAACTCGTGGTGTAGCAACTGCTAAAGCAGCTAACACAACAGTTACCATCCAAGCTGACACCGAGACTGAAGTATTAGTTTCGATTGACCAGCACTTCGAGTACTCACGTTTCATCGAAGACATCGTCGAAGTTCAGGCTTTGGCATCACTCCGTCGCTTCTACACAGACGACGCTGGCTATGCTTTGGCTAAGAAAGTTGACGACACATTGTTCCAATTAGGCAAGTCCTTTGGTAACGGTGACGCTTCTGACTGGACACACAGCACTAGCTATTACATCGACACTTCTACTGGTCTCACAGCTTACGCTGAAGACACTGTAGTTGCTGCTGACGTATTCACTGACGCTGGCTTCCGTGCCTTGATCAAGCTCATGGACGATGCTGACACTCCAATGGATGGTCGTTTCTTTGCTGTTCCTCCATCACTACGTGCAGCTATCATGGGCATTGATCGTTACAATAGCTCTGATTTCGTTGATGGTCGTGGTGTAAACAACGGTCAGATCGGTCAGCTCTATGGTATCGACATCTATGTAACAAGCAACTGCCCAGTAATCGAGACTGACGCTAACAACAGCGTTGGTGGCGATGTTAAAGCAGCTATCTTGGCTCATCGTGATACAATGGTTCTTGCAGAGCAATTGTCTGTTCGTTCACAGACTCAGTACAAACAAGAGTACTTGTCTACTCTGTACACTGCTGACACCCTCTACGGTGTTAAAGTAGTACGTCCTGAGACTGGCTTTGTATTAGCAGTTAACGGCTAATATAGGCATTCAAGCTCCTTAGTTTCGGCTAGGGAGTTTGTTTTAGTGCATTCGTTGAGTGTATTAAAACAAATAACAACTACACGATAATATCATGGCTGACATAGATCCTATAGAGTACGGTAAATTAGTTCAGGCTGTAGAGAACTTAGAATCCAAAGTAAGTGCAATGGAGTATGACATCAAGAAACTTGTTGCCATGGCTGAGAGATCGAAAGGATCTCTTTGGGCTATTATGGGAGCTGCATCCGTATTCGGCGGCTTTGTAACTTGGATGGTTGACTTGGTGTTTAGAAAATGAGTAGACCACATTCCGTAGGTAAAAACCTAACTGCTAATGTTAAGACAACTGTCTTTACTGTCCCCACTAGAAACATTGCTAAGTGGACTTTAGCACATATTAGTAATCATACTGGTAGTAATAAATCAGTTAGTCTTTGGTGGTACGATTCCAGCGAAAACACTGAGGTTGTGATTATTGATGGTTATAATCTTGATGCTAGAAAATATGTACAGTTTAATGGCGGTGCATATATAGTATTAGACGAAGGAGATGAGATCCGAGTACAGTCTGAGACAGGATCTGCAATGTCTATTACTGTGAGCATGGAATTAGAACAACGCAGTACAGTACAGAACTTTCTATAAGGAATAACTATGCCCCTCGCTAAAGGTAAGTCCCAGAAGACAATCAGTAAGAACATCTCTAAACTGGCTAAAGAAGGTTATCCTCCTAAGCAGAGAGTAGCAATTGCTTTAAGACAGGCTGGAGTCGCTAAACCCAAGAAGAAAGGAAAGTAATATGCCAATGGTCAAAGACAAGAAGTTTCCCTATACAACTAAGGGTAAGAAGCAAGCTAAGACATACGCTAAGAAGACTGGTGCTAAAGTAGTAGCTAAACCAATGAAAAAGATGGGAGCTATGCGTGGCTACTAAGCCGGGTCTCTATGCCAACATCGCCGCTAAACGCCGTCGTATCAAGGCGGGTTCTGGCGAGAAGATGCGTAAGGTAGGCAGCAAAGGCGCACCTTCGGCGCAGGACTTCAAAGAGTCTGCTAAAACAGCTAAGAAGAAGAAATAATGGTTAAGAAGGTATATCAGAATCCAGAAGGCGGTTTAAACGCTAAAGGAAGGGCTTACTTCAACAATAAGACTGGTTCTAAGCTCAAACCTCCAGTTTCGGCTAAAGAGGCTGCAAAGTCCCCTAAAGCGGCTGGAAGACGCAAGAGCTTCTGTGCAAGGATGGGGGGCGTTAAAGGTCCGATGAAGGACGAAAAAGGCAGACCTACCCGTAAAGCCTTGGCACTAAAGAAGTGGGATTGCTAATTGACAAACTACACTAGGATAACAAATGGCTTCAGTTAACTTTATTACAATGGTTAATGACGTACTGCTTCGCTTACGAGAGCCAGAGGCTTCTGCAGTCACGGACAGTGCTTATGTTAAGCTCATTGCTAAATATATCAATGACTCTAAGCGACAAGTAGAGGATTCTTACAATTGGAATGCGTTGTCTAGTATTATTACGATTACAACATCCGATAATACTTATAACTATACATTAACAAATTCAGGACAACGATTTCAAGTCGTAGATGTTGCTAACGATACCAGCAACTGGTTCCTAAACAATGCTCCGGAAGTATGGATGGATCAGCAATTCTTGTTGACAACAGCACAAAAGGGCAGTCCCTATTATTATAACTTTAAAGGGACAGACTCAAATAACGACACTAAAGTTGATTTATTTCCTATTCCAGATGGTGTTTATTCTATCAAGTTTAACATTATTCAACCGCAGGATCCGTTATCGGTCAATGCTGATACGATTAAAGTCCCTGCTGAACCAGTTGTGTTAGGTGCATTAGCAAGAGCGCAAGCAGAGCGTGGAGAAGACGGCGGAGTTCAGTCTGGTGAGACTTATGCTTTATATCGTCAGAGTTTATCTGACGCAATTGCTTTAGAAGCAAATCGTCACGTAGAAGACACAGTCTGGAACTGGGTATAAATGGCGAGTAAACTACAAACCTCATCAATTGCAGCACCGGGATTTTATGGACTTAATCTTCAAGAGTCTAGTATTACCCTGTCGTCTGGCTTTGCATTAAAAGCTCAGAATTGTGTTATCGATAGATATGGTCGTATCGGTGCAAGACGAGGATGGACACCTGTAAACACTTCTGTCAATACAGATTTAACATCTAGCAATCCAGTAGAGTTTATCTTTGAAGTAGTTACTGGTGGCGGTACAGATGTACTAAGTGCTGGTAATAATAGATTATTCGTAGGAACAACTACGATGACTACTAAGACAGTACGCAATGCAACTAACAGTGGTGATGCTACATATACAATCACTGCTAATAACTGGCAAGGTGCTGCTTTATCCTACGGTGATGTAAGCGACTTTCAGCCTCATGTGTACTTAGCACAAGCTGCTCATCCTATGTTAGTGTATCATGAGTTACCTACATCTGGCGGTGCTTTTGATGCTCACGATAGTGGTACATTTGGTTATCAGAGAGTTGGAGATGATGCTAAGTTACCTACTAATCATAGTACAGCAACATTTATGCCTAGCTGGGTATTGTCTGCTTATGGCAGGATCTGGTGTGGTGGTATTAGCGGAGATACACAGACAGTTTATTTTAGTGATCTTTTAGCCGGTACAGACTTTCAGAATGGTTCTGCTGGTTATATTAATCTACAAGAAGTTCTCCCTAATGGTGATCCAGTAGTCGCTGCTGCAGCACATAACGGATATATTATATTCTTTGGTAAGAAGAACACAGCTATTTATGCTAATCCTTTAGATACTGGTGCATTAACATTAGTAGAAGTGTTGAGTAACATAGGATGTATAGCTCGTGACTCAGTACAGAGTATTGGTACAGATGTATTGTTCTTATCTGACGCAGGAGTTCGTAGCTTACAGAGAGTAATACAAGAGAAGTCACTACCAATGAGAGACATCTCTAAGAATGTTCGTGATGAGTTAATATCACAGGTATCTTCTGAAACAGACTTAACTAAGATTAAAAGTATTTACTACGAGCGTGATGCTATTTATCTCTTAACGCTTCCTACTACTAAGTTTGTGTATTGCTTTGATACAAGAGCTTCGTTACAAGACGGAGCCATGAGAGTTACAATATGGGATAGCCTAGAACCAAAAGCGTTCTTTGTTACTCAGAATAAAGACTTATATATCGGTAAACCCGGATATATTGGTAAATACTTTGGACATAGTGATAATGGTTCAGTTTATCGTCTGCAGTATTTTACGAACTATTTTGATTTTGATGCTTCAACAACATTAAAGATTTTAAAGAAAATTGGATTTGTTTTGATTGGCGGTACTAATCAATCGTTGGCAGTTAAATGGGGTTTTGATTACAGTGAAGGCTATCAAGCTACCACATATACTTTAGATACTGCTGTGGTGTACGAGTATAACATAGGTGAATATAATATTGCTGAGTATAGCTCAGGTATTGTTTTAGATCGCTTCTCTATTAATGCTGGCGGTCAAGGTACTGTAATGCAGATTGGATTAGAAGCAGACATTAATGGTAATCCTCTGTCAATTCAAAAGATTGATGTAGGAATTAAAACAGGAAAGACTTTAGTCTAAGGGAAATCTATGTCTAATTATGTAAAAGCAACAAATTTCACAGCCAAGGATAGCTTACCAACTGGCAACTCAGGTAAGATTATTAAAGGAGCTGAAATTGATACTGAGTTCACTGCCGTAGCTTCTGCTATTTCTTCTAAGGCTGATACTAATAGCCCAGCATTGACAGGAACTCCTACTGCTCCTACGGCTTCTGCTGGAACAAACACAACACAGATAGCTACTACTGCGTTTGTACTAGCTAATGCCATACCTAGCGGTTTAATTTCTATGTGGTCTGGTACAATTGCTAGTATCCCTTCTGGTTGGGTACTATGTAATGGTTCTAATAGCACTCCTGATCTGCGTAACAGATTTATCATTGGCGCTCACAGCGATACTACTGGTGTAGCATATTCCACT